AAATTTCAGACTCTTTAAATATTGAACAGCAAGACAAAAAAGATATACCTTACGAGCTTATTATGAGTGATTCATTAATTCAAGAATGGAGAAAAGAAGATGGCTTACAAACAACCGAGCAAATCGATGCCTACAGTAAAGAAACCAATGAAAAAGAAGAAAAGCCCAAAGAAAAAGTAGAAAAGAAATACGATCATGAAATGAGTATTTCTGAAAAAGCAATGATGGAACTCCATGAGCAGGGTGAAACTTATATCACTCAAAGAGGCGATGGAGAGACTATGGTTATTAAAGTTAAGTACTCAGGTAGTATGCGTAAAGATTCTTTAGATTTTGAAATGTTTGAAACAGAGCTAGATGAATTTGCAGAAGAATTAAATGATGAAAAGATGTTTAAAGTTCCTGCAGGTGCAAAAGGTAACGCTCAAAAAGTTCTTAATTGGAAAAAAGAAAAGGGTTCAGAAGTAAAAGGTATGACACCTGTTGGTTGGGCAAGAGCCAGACAGTTAGCCACTAAGAGCGAAATTGGGCTCTCAACAGTCAAAAGAATGGCTGCTTTCAATCGACACAGAAAAAATGCAGTTGTTGCTCCTGAATATAAATCAGAGCCATGGAAAGACCGTGGATATGTAGCTTGGCTTGGTTGGGGAGGAACTTCTGGTATTGATTGGGCAGTAAAAATTAGTGCTGCTAATGATTCTGAATTAGAAGAAATGATGATTGGTGATTTTGATCTAGATGCAGAAAGGTCATCACCAAAAGGCAAAGGAGCAAAAACTCCCGCTAAGCCTTCAGAAAGAATTAAAGGTTCAAAAAAGAATGCAGAAGGGTCAGCTTCTAAAGCTAATTCAAAAATTGAAGTTGGATCAGTATTAGAATCTTTAAAAGAAAAAGTTTCTTCTCACAATAAGAAATATGGTAAAGAAGCAGGTAAAAGAGTTACTCTTGGAATGCTAAAGGCTGTTTATCGTAGAGGTGCAGGTGCTTTCTCAACCACACACCGTCCAGGAATGTCTAGGTCTGGTTGGGGAGTAGCAAGAGTAAATGCATTCTTGAAGTTAGTAAGAAGTGGTAGGCCTTCAAATTCTAAATACAAACAAGATAATGACTTGTTGCCTAGCGGGCACCCAAGAAAATCATCAAATAAAATGACAAAACAAAAGGACTCAAATATGTCTGAAAATAATATTACAGAAGATTTAGATCTAGAAATTGAACTTGAAGAAGATTCAGATAAAGATTTGGAAATTGAAGCTGTAGAACCTACAGAAAGTCAACAAAAAGAGCACGATGAATCTTTTAGTGAAGAAGAAACATTAGATGCTGAAGATTCAATTGATGTAGATTGGGAATTTTTAGATCTTGCATTACAAGGTGCTTTAATTCAAAATGATGCACAGCTTTCAACCGAAGCAAGAAACAATTTGCCTGACTCGGCATTTTGTGGACCTGAAAGATCTTTTCCAGTACCAGATTGTGCGCATGTAACAGCTGCACGTAGATTGATTGAAAGATCTAAATATTCTGACTCTGTTAAAAAGAAAATTATGTCTTGTGTAGATAAGAAAGCAGAAAGCTTTAAATGTGACAAATCGGATGATTTTTTAGCTCTTGAAAAGCGTTTTGAAGAGTTGCAAGCAAGCTATAATGATCTAGAAACAAAGTTCAAAGAAACTCTAGAAGCTTTAGTATTTAAGCAAGAAAAAGATAATAATATTGATGAAGAAAAAAATATTGATAATAAACTTGAAGAAAATGTAGAATTAACAGATAATAAAGTTGAAAATCCTTCTGAGCATGCTATAGAAGATGATAATGTTGTTAACAAGAAACAAGAAAGCATTCTTGATAGCTTTGAACAAAGCATTGTTGACAACTATAAAAAAATCAAAGAGTCAAATGGCCAGTACGCTGCTGATAGCTGGTTCTCGACTCAAGCTCATTACTTACCTCGTGGATTTAATCCCGAAAACTTTTAAAAGACTATTTTATCCTAGGAGAATAACATATGGCTATTAGTCGTTTTGCTAGTCGTTTCAAGACTCGTACTGATCTTATGGATCAGATCACACCAAATAACACAGTCCAGATGAATGCTTCTGTTCCTCATGGTGAGTGGAAGCCTGCTTCTTGGTTGCCTACTCTTTGGCAGAATGAGAAGTCTAAAGACTGGTTCACAATGTCATCTGGGAAAGTTGTTTCTCTTGATGCAAGTGGACGCGTAGTTCCTTCAGGGCTTCTTCGTCGTGCTCTTGAAGCAACTGGAGCAGGTGATGAAATCCTTGCTTACACAAGCAATGATGTTGATGCTCGTGTAATCGACATTCGCACAGGGGCTTTTGTAGAGACTCTTGATGTAGGTCCTGTATCTCTTCTTGAGTTTGCTCAAGCAATTGTTGGAAACGGTTGGGCGCCTTCAGTTGCAATGCCTGATGGAGCTACGCTTCTTGCTGATCTTCAAGACATCGTTGCTGGATTTATTTCAGCTCCTGTAGGTATTCTTGCTTATGACGTTTATGTTTGGGCTGGGGATGACCCTGCGAACCTTCACTTTACAAACTATCAGAAGCAACATCTAATTCAGTTCTTTACTGACATTCAGATGAAGGTTGCTCACGTTTGCACTGATGCTCAAGCAGTTGCAGTTGCAGGACTTACTCTTGTTACTGGTGCTGAGCTTGCTGCATTGCCTCGTTTTGCTGGCCTTGATACTACTAACGTAGTAGCTTATGACCTTGGACTTGGAAAGCTCGCTTCTCACACAACAAGAACTCCTGTTAGCTTCAGCGCATTTGCTGCTGCTCGTCATCGTGGAGATATTGCTTTGCTTTCAAAAGCTGGTGATTGGACTCTTGATGCAGATGCAGGAATGATTTTGTTCTATGAGGATGGTGGAGATGCAGCTCCTGCTGGACTTGCTGGAAACATTCTTGTTCATGCTTACGGTTCAGCTGCTTCAAGCCAAGAGCGCATGATGATGTTTGCTGGCGACGCTCGTCCTGGTGATTTTGTTACTTTTGACGCAATGAGCAACTTTACTGTTGCGAGTGACGCTGATCACACAGCACATCTTGTTGTAGGACGCCTTCTTGCTACATACAAGGAGCCTCGCGGACTTCTTGAGCGTGTTCGTACTGGTTTTGAAGGAGATGAGTTTGATGCTACTGCTAAGATGCCTGGTAGCGCTACTCGTGGCTTCTCTGACCTTATTACTCTTTCTTCTCACCACGGTGAGGAAGTCGCTGACGAAATCGCTGTCGTTAACGTCAAGCTCCAATAATAAAAAATTATTTAAAAGGATATTTAAATTATGGCAATTAAATTTACAGACGGAACAGAGCTAACTCTTCCTAAGAGCACCAAGAACGCTGCTCGTTATCTTGCTGACATGATTCGTAATCGTGGTGAGCTTCCTGATCGTGATGAGAAAGTTAGTTGGGAGGCTTTTGCTGAGGTAATTTCTCCTAAGAATCGCGACGCTATCTCTTCTTCTGAAATCACACCCCTCCTTCAAGAGTCTATGGAAATTCTTATTCGTGAGCCTGTAGAGCCCATGATGACAATTACCCCTCTCTTTGATCGTGTTGCTGCTAAGGGTTTGAATACTCAAATTCTTGCAGGAGCGATGGGTGCTGTTTATGCAGGTGACGTTCAGGAGTCAGGTACTTATCCTGAGGTTAACTTCCAAATGGGTGGTGCCGTAAGCACAGCATTCATTGGAAAGAGCGGTATTGCTGCTAGCTTTACTGACGAGGCTCTTCGTTACAGTACTTTTGATATTATGTCTAAGAACCTTCAGTTGATGGGCGCAGCTATGGTTCGTCACAAAGAGCAAAAGGCAGTTGCTTTCCTTAAGCAACTCGGAACTACTCTTTTTGATAACCTTAATCCTGCTCAGTCTATTTATGGTGTTCTCACAGGTCGCGGCCTTGTAGAGGATGCAGTAAACGGTGGCTCTAAGCTTTCTGCTAATGGTTCTATGACTATGGAGAACCTCATGCGTGCTATGGCTCATATGAGCGAAGAAGGCTTTACTCCTAACGTAATGCTTATGCACCCTCTTTTCTACTACACATTTGTTCAAGATCCTGTCATGCGTACAATGATGCTTGCTCATGGTGGTGGTTCAATCTTCAATCCTTACACAGGAAATCCTGGTCCTCTTGCTCCTTATAGCAATGGTGCAATGGGTAGCCGTGGTCCTTCAATGGGCACAAAGGTTGTAAATCCTCGTGGAACTGGTACAGCTGGTGGCGATCCTGCAGGTGCAGTAACTGGAGTTCTCGAGCGTAGCCAAGAGATGACCTCTGCGCCTAAGCTTCCTAGCTACTTCCCATTCAGCTTCAACATC